CGGTAATGACCCTGTAAAACAAATTATAGACCCTGAAAAGGATAATGTAGTAAATAAAATTAACAGATTTTTAAAATGAAATGTGACAAGTGTGGTGAAAAAACATTTGTAATTTTTATCACACGAAATCATAAAAAATTATGCGATAAATGCTATGATGAACAAAAAAAAGGAGAGAAAATGAATTACCTTCGAGTAGTTTTTAATCATGGAATATGACAAGTACCCAATCGTTGAAGAGATAGGTAATTATATACAATGGATGTTACCTTTGGCGGCCCTTATTTGCACTCTATTAGGTTCTTGGACTAAACTATGTGGTATTATGGTTTATCAATACAATAGCTATAATTTTGCTTACAGGGGGTTTGAAACGATTGGGTAATTTTACTAAATATGGAAAAAGACCCAATGGTGGTGACAATACCCTTATATCAGGACATACATCAGCCACCATAGGTGCATCTTTTTTTATGTTCTTCTTAAATCCTTATATCGGTTTAGTGTTTTTACCGTTTGCTATTTATACTGGCTTTTCCCGGATTTATGCTCTGAAACATCATCTACGGGATATTCTGGCTGCAACGGGTTTATCACTGTTGGTAACTGTTCTATATCTTCCACTTCTTCTACAAAAATTTCCTTGGCTTTTTCCCTTTCCATGGTAGTTAGATAATCATGCATTATCAACTTTGCCCAAAATCCTTCTATTTCATTCTGGTATTGTTTAGCTACAATTTTCTTTGCTCTTTTTGATAGATAAGCATGAAACGTTTTCCCGATATGTCCTTCACTATTATCAAAATATTCTCTCCAAATTTGAGCGCCGACATCTACATTAGTACTTATATGCCATAAGTTTCTATCAACAAATCTTTCTTTATGAACTTTAGGCATGACTTGCATCAATCCAATGGCCCCTGCGGAACTTTTTGCAAATGGGTTGATATTACTTTCTTTCCGCATAACAGCACAAATAAGTGTTCGTGGAAGTAAATATTTTTCACTTGCTTTATCCACTTCAATACCAATTAATTTTGCTAATGTTGGGTCGAGTTTTGGATTCAGATATGTAAGAAATTCTGATGTGGGTGTTTTTGATTTTTCGACATATTGAACATGTTCTACAATCTTTTCTTTTATTACTTCTTTGATTGTTGGTTCTTTTATATATATAAAATAAATATTTATACATACTGAAGCAAGTAAAAATATTATAGATAAAATAATATACAAGCCCCTACCTATACCTTTTGTTCCTTTCTTTGTTGCTTTTTTTGTTTTCCCTGTTGATGTTTTATTCATAAGCTCTCCTTTCATTTTAGAGTTCATATAAAAAAAATGTGGTAATATAAAACATACTACCACATTTTAACAACTTTGTCAACAGTTTTTTTATTTTTCTTCTTCTTCTTCATCCAAACGCATTTTATATCCGGTTGTTTCGCCTTCTTCCACCCCAGCATCAAATGCCAAATCAATAATATCCCATAAAGAATCATCCTCTTTTTTTACCATCTCATTCTTTACCAAATAGTCTTTTAGTTCATCATATGTTGTAATTTTAATTTTTTTATCTTCCTTTTCTATTATTTTAACTTTTTCTTTTTCTATTTCATCATAAATATCATATATATAATCTCTGGCTTCTACCAATCCAACATCAATCAAATCTCGTAATTCTTTTATAGCTCTAACTTTTAGTCCTTTTTCAACAAGAGATATTAAATGTTCTTTTTGTGTTCCACTCAAAAGTGTATCAATATAATGTGACATAGTTTTATACTCCAAAAAATAGTTGCAAGCCTTTATTGTTAAGGCTCTGTAATAAATCTTCTCTATTCATAGGTTTTAACAATGTGTTTATCTTATTCAAAAAGAAATTTTCTATCATTTTATCATAATTAATTTGTAAACAATCATTAAATTCTTTAGGCCAACGAATAAAGGATATAGTTTCTACTCCATATGGATTTGGTTTTACATATATAACTCTTGTTTTTGAACCTTCTGATATATCTTCATATTTATCTTCAAGTTGTAATTCGTGTAATATCCGTCTATAATTAGCAACACCTTTTACATGCCATGGTGTACCTTTTTTATAATCATACTTGTTTTCTACATATTTGTACACATTATTTACAGTAATATTTGCACTTATTTCTTCAGGTAACACTTTTTGTAATTCTTTTACATATTTTTCTATTTTAACTTGGATTTCTTCATCATTCTTTTGTCTCAAAATCATATTCATTATATCACGTAAACGTTCTCTTACTGCTTCTGGTGTTTCAGAACGAATAATTTCAAGCCCGGTAATACTTATTTCATCAACCAATTCACCATCACTGAGAACACAATGATATGCATATTTCTTTTTCTTGATAAAAAGAGCAGCTTTAGCAATCATTTCTTGTTCAAACATAATTTTAAAATCCCGAACCTGTGAGTTATAATCTATCAATTGTGTTTCATTATATATCCTATCATTAACATAATCATCAATCGCATTTGCTATTTTTTTGATAAATTCAATTTTTTTATCATCATCCATCAGCAACCAATTATTTTTATTTTCTATATTTGTAAGTATAAAGTCTTCTAATGGTATATAAAGACTATCGGTGTCGATATATGAAACAAATTCTATTTTATTCACTTTTATTAATTTCCTCTAAAATATTATTCAATTCTTCATTTGGATTATTCATCAGACTATTAACAAAGAATTCTCCACGCTTGATTGTGTTTCTTCCACAAGATGTTATGGCTTCTGAAATATTCAAATTAAAATAACGTGAATATGGAACACTCGTAATACCAAAAATAGCATTTAAGAAAATCTTGATAGCCCATTGTAACGAAAATAATTCTTCGTGTCTATCTTCATGTTTCTTATATTCTCTCATTTTAGTTTTTATTTCTTGACGTTTAAAGAAATATTTTCGCTCTACATCTGCCATGACCCCTGTTTTACCAGTTAAAAACACAGAACCACAAGGAGCAATTGCTATCATACCACGATTTATCATTTTATTGAAATTTTCTAATTTTTCACCATCAAATTCTATTGCTTTTTCTTCTTTCCACATTTTGAATGGTTGTATTTCTCTTTTACGCATACCATTTATTATCTGGTCTTCAGTCAACATTATACATCCTATATAAGTTTCAATAGACATATTCAATGCTATTATATGACTCGGATAAGAAGATTTAATATCTGTGGAAATTACCCATTTATGCATCCCTTTTTTCGGTTCTTTCACATAAGCAGCTTCAAAAGTTTCTTGATGTCCACCTATAAATGGTGGAGCACATAAATTATTTCTTCTAAAATAAGTTAAAAAGGCACCTTCAACTAATTGAACCATACTACCGTAATATTTCATAGGTACTTTGGTCAAGAGTGATAGAGCTTGCACCAATCTTATATAACCAAGTTTTTCTTCTAATTGGTCAACACGTTTTGAATCAACAGCGTTATACTCCACATACAAATCCCAATTTTTATGAAAAAGTGTTGGTAAATCCTGATATTTAGAATAATCAACTTTTCCTTTTTCAAGTTCCTTCATAGAAACAAATTCTAATTTATATGATTCCTGCTTTTTCGGAGAATACCATCTATATAAATGATAGTAATCTAAAAGATGTACTCCCGCTATATCAATATTTAAATCACCGGTTGTTTTTGATGTCCATGTTCTTACATTTCTTACAGGTGACATCAAGCCGAACATTCTTTTATCTTTTCCAAAAACTTTATTAGACCTGTTGATAAGATAAGGGATATCAAAATTCATTATACCCCAGCCTGTAATAACATCACATGGATTTTTATACATAAATGTGAAAAATTTTCTCAACAAATCTTCTTCAGTAGGACAAAATATAAAATTGATATCTGCATTTCCGCTATAAGGTTTACATCCGAAAACTGTTATTTTTTTTGTGATACTATCAACTAATGATATACAAACAACAGGCTATTCGGCTATATGTGCCAGTGGAAAACCGACTTCACAATGAACTTCAATATCTATAGTATATGTTAATAATTGTGGAACTTCTAAATCTTCATCTGGTATTCCGTAATATCTTTCGGTCAAAAATTGAATTTCAGGTTTTACTTTATTTTCATATACACCATCAAATCTTTTTCTACAGAAATCAAAATGGTCATAAAAAGTATCAAACTCCATTTTATTTACTGTGATTCCATCTATTGTTTTTGTATCACCATGAATATCTCTTAAATATACATATGGTGTCCAATGAATAGTATCATACAGCCTTTCACCATTTATTGTTTCCCATAAATGCATTGTAGCTCGTTTTACGTCATAATAGCAGTTTCTAAAAATTTTTATACCCCCCTTAAAACTCTTTCCTTTCATATATTTTATAAGCATCTATTTTATATATTTTATAAGCATTGAGCATTTCTTCTATTTCATCTTTAGTAAATTTATTATTATATACTATAACAAAATCATAATCTTTTGGAAATTCACCATATTTGTCATAAAATTCTCTCACAAGAGCATCAAAATTTATAAACCATCCAACGTTTATAAATACCCTATCTAAAAATTTTTCACCTTTATAAAAACCTATATATGTTGGTAAACTCATTATCTTCTTCCCCTTCTTCCTTCATTTTCTTCTGGTGGTGGAGCAATATTTCTATCATCTAAAGACGTAAGAGCATCATTTTCCCACATTTGCTGTTCTAATGAATCATACATTTTCAGTGTTTTTTTATCATAGAAAAATTTATCTATTTCGCTTACTCTACCACCTAATCTATTTTTTACTATTTTATAATGTAACTCGTTTTCATAAGTCAAACTATCCGGGTCTGTTCCCATGATTGACATGAAATCTGCTGTTGCAGGAAGACCCATGCTTTCTGCTATATAATTAAAATCAAGTTCTGCAAAGCCAACAAAAGAACCTTCTCTGTTCAATTGGCTGACTGATATAACAGGAACTTCAAATTCAAATGATAATGCTCTAAGTTCTTCCGCTACTGATTTGACAGAACTATATAAATCACCATAACGTTTATATGCTGATTTCATCAAGTTTATATAATCAACATATATTATACTTATTTCCAAACCCCGGATTATCAATTCTCTAAGGTATACTCTAAAATCTTTTACTGAAGCCCCACCTGTAGGGAAATGTTTTATGTAAAGTTGTCCTCTATCCGGTGAAGATTGTTTCAATTCAGAAAGTTTTCTTTGCAGAATTCTTCTATTTTCACCAAAATACATTGCGTTTATATCCATTAGTGAATAGATAGAATCCAATCTTTGTGCGTTCATATCCTGTGACATTTCTAAAGATAACATAACAACATTATGACCATGTAAAACTTGTCTGGACGCAAAATTTGTCATTATGTTTGATTTGAACCCGTGGATTTTTGCAACTAAAACGGATAGAGTTAAAGCAGGAAAACCTCCCGAAAGGAATTCATCAAATTGAGGAAAATATGAAGGGATACGAATATCTGTTGAAGTAAATATTCGTCTTAAACGTTTACCAAGTTCTTCAAAATAATTCAAACCAAGGTCTATTTTCAAATCTTTAGTTAGAGCTTCTTCGATTTGTTGTCTTATTAGTTCTCTATTATCTCTACTTTCAATGATATCTACTGATTTGAGAATAGCTTGTTTTACAGCCTGTTCTTTTAAATATTCATTTGTTTCATTTAAAAGATAATTATATTGTTGTTCTATAGAAAAATCAATCTGGTCTATTTCAGTAAAGAAATTAGTTATATCATTTCTAATTCCATCTTCAACTGTATTTTCTATGATATTTCTTGGTGGGAGTGTATTGTGTTCTTCGATATGATTTGCTGTTAATCTGAATATTTCTCCGGCTGCTGCATCTACAAAATAATCTTTTTTAAATGCTCTTGATACTAAAACAGCATATTGTTTATCAATTAGTATGGATTTTATAATAAGTTTTTCTAAAAAATCATCATCTAATCTTGTTTCATTGTTCCTATCTGTCATATTCCTTTCTGTATAGTTTTCTCCAATTTATTTCATTTCTAAAATCTGATATGTTTTTTTTAAACATTTAACAAGTTTTGCTCCTGAACCATATTGACATTTAAAAATACAATCATATATACATGAAGTACAAAATGGATATATACCTTTTTCTAATCTATCATATGTATAATCATCTAATAAAAATATTCTCTTTGCACAAAATTCATTCAATAATAGATTATGTCTATCTTCTTCATCACAACGGAATAAATATGTTGATAATGAATAGTAATGGTCAATATATTTTATTTTTTCCGGGGAATTTATATAAAATGAATTTATTGATGTCCAATCTACGTATTTATTCTTATCATTAAAACTAAAAATAAATTTTTGCTTTATCCATATTGTTACATTATCTTGTGTTTCTTCAGATACAGCATAACCGCTAAATTCGATTTTTTTCATTATTTATTCCTTTACTATAAAACTTTTACTTGTTTCAACCCATATACGATTATATTTTAGTATTGTTTTTATTTGTTTAGCAATATGTTCACGAAAAATTAAATATTTTTCTATTGAAATAAAACTATTAATATTTTTTATATCTTTTAAATTTACGGATTTGTATGTATAAAAATTACATGTTGCTATATTCATAGTAACTTTTCCAATTATAACACCAGACATATAACTACTTTCTTTTTTGCCTGTATCAACAACCACAAATAATTTATATTTCATGTTTTATCCCTTTCAATAAAACAATACCATATCATACTTTTGAAAAAATGTAAACATATTAAAAAATAATTTTAAAATATATGTACAAATATGATAAAATATGATAAATACATATAGTTATGAAAGAAATAGATAAAATACTCCTAAAAGAAGGGAAAGACGCAAAAGAAGTTTTAGAAAAATTGATATTAGAACATCCTATTGAGGATATGATTCAGTTTACGGATATCAATATACAAGAAAAAATTAAAGAAAATACACGTAATGTAGTAAAATATAACGATTTATACCAAAAAGAATTAGGCATCTTAGATGTTTTAACAGATAAAATGGAATCATTATTTGGGAAAAGGTATGATTATTATCGCTTTGATTATGAAAAAGAATTGACAAAAATTGAAATCGAAAGGTATTATTTACCTAATGATGTTTATATAAAAAAAATGAAAAAGTTAATCAGGAGACAAAATATCAAGGTTCGGTTTTTTAAATTATGCTACCAAGCATTTGATAAAATGGGCTGGTCGATGAAACTTTTTTGGGAAACAATAAAATTTTAAATGAAGATAGTAAAGGTTTCAGATTTAAACCTACAAATAATAACCAAAGATAGAGAATATCTTGCTAAAATAAGAGAAGAATTTACAAGTTATGTAGAAGGTTTTCAATATATGGCTGCATGGAAAGCTGGACATTGGGATGGTAAAACATGTCTGGTCAATTCTTTGGGTATATTTCCATATGGTTTATTATTTGATTATATAAAAATTCATAGAAAAAACTTTCCTGATATCCCACTCAAAATAGGTAATCGAGTAAAACAATTATTTTTGATAGATAAACTTGATATTCAATATAATTTAAATTTATATCCACGACCATATCAAAAAGATTGTATAGAAGCATCTCTGAAACATTCAAAAGGAATTATTAGGTCAAGTACAGCATCAGGAAAAAGTCTGGTCATATCATATATTGTAAAAAATCTTCTTGATAATGATTTGATAAAACAAGCCATTATAGTTGTTCCGGGGAAAAGTCTGATAAAACAATTTCATGGTCATCTGGTTGAATATGGAATAGATGAAACATATATAGGAGAGGTTTATTCTCAAAGAAAACAATGGGACAAGAAAATAGTAATTTCAACTTGGCAATCTTTATCCCGAAATCATGATAAATTAAATCAATTCGATTGTATTATTATTGATGAAGTTCATGGTGCTAAATCATATCAACTAAAAACAATTTTATCGAAAGCCACTTCTGCAAAATGGAGATTGGGCTTTACAGGTACAATGCATTCTGATGAACTTAATAATTGGAACACAAAATCATATCTCGGCCCTATCATTCGTGAATATCCATCTGGACTTTTAGCTGAAGAAGGTTGGATATCTAAATGTAATGTTCATATATTGAATATAAAATATTTACAAAAAAAATGGATAGGAACATATAATGAGATAAAAGACCAAGTTTTTAATAGAAATTATAGAATGAAATTGATAGAAGCCATTGTCAAAAGATTAGACCATAATGTATTACTTTTAGTAGGTAAAGTTGAAGATGAAGGAGAAGTTTTGAAAGCATGGTTGAAAGATGAATGCGGTAAAACTGTAGAATTTTTATCCGGTAAAGATAAGGTTGAAATACGGGAAGAATGGAGAAAAAGATGTATGGTTGAAAAAAATATTGCTCTTATAGCTACTTATGGAATTATGGCACAAGGGATAGATATTCCTAATTTGAAATATGTAATATTCGTTTCTCCTTTCAAAGCAAAAATTCGAATATTACAATCAGTAGGTAGGTCTTTAAGAAAACATGCAGATAAAGAAAATGGAGCACATATTTTTGATATTTCCGACCAAACAAAATATTTTAAAAAACACGGTGAAATACGATTAAGATATTATGATGCTGAAAAATTTAACATAATCGAACAAACTTTTATAGAAAATGTTCCTATTGATTTGGAGAAATTGTTTGATGTTTTATAATTTATTTCCACCAGTGCCATTATATTAGTTTTACAAATCTAATTTTTCCTGCTTTTACTTTTTTAATAAATTCTTTTGTATCACCTTGATTAAGTGCTCGATTGCCTTTTATCCAAAATGTTTCACCATTATAATCAACATAATAATGTCCGGGATTTTCAGTATCAGTGGCAATTTTCCTGCCTTTTTTAATTATGATAAATGTGTTTTCTACTGCATTTTCTTTTATAGTTGAATTTAAGTACATATATTGTTTAAAATTCATACCTTCCTTTTTTTGACCCTTTTCTCTCTTTTTTTCTCTCTCTTTTTCTTTTTTTTCTCGTTCCTTTTCCCGTTTTTCGTCCCTTTCAACGGCTTTATCGTCTTTTTCTATATCTTTGTCTTCACGCTCTTTTTCTTTGTCTTCATCATCTTTAGCTGCTTCTTCTTCTTCCGCTTCAGCGTCAGCTTCTTCTTCTCCCCCGGCTTCTTCTTCACCTTCTTCACCTTCTTCACCTTCAGGTGGAGCAGCGGATTTTGGTGCTTCCGTTTCTTGGTCTACATTTGACCATTTATCGAGCTTATCTTCAAGGTCTGCAATTATACCTTCTTTATGTTCATCATCAGGTAATTTATTTGCATCTTTTATTCCCGCTTCAATTTCTTTTATACGTCTTTGAACTGAATCATCTGAATATTTTCCACCTGTTTCTGGTTCACCTATATTCAAGGCTTTTTTGTAATTTTCGTTTATATAATTTTTAAATCTCATTTGTTCTCCTTAATCAGATTCAATATCAACGCTTTTGCATTTTGGACATCTAATTTCTTTATTACCTTTAGCACTTCTTTTAAATTTTGCACCACATTCCATACATTCAAATGATGCTTTATCTGTTTTTTCTTGTAAATATTTATCAAATTTCATTATTTTAAATTCTCCTTATGCCATGCTTTACTCCAAGCACCCATAATTTCTGTAGCCCCTTCACCAACTTTCAATCCTTTTATAAGTTTCATTAATTCTTTATCATGT